TTTTGCAGCGGGCTTGTTACACCAATCCCCAGATCCCCATCAGCATCCAGCGTCATCGCCTGCGTGAAGGTGATCGCGTTGCCTGCGGTGCCGGAGGGGGCTGTGAACCAATAGTGAGCCCCGCGTGCGGCTTGGGCAATGGCTGCTGCCGCGGTCGCTTTGTATTTCCAGCCTGCGTTGTAGTAAGCGTTTTGAACTACGTTGGTAGTGTCCGCAAAACCATATAGCGCAGCGCCGGTTTGCAATTCCAAAGCAGCACCACTCCAAGCACTCGGCGTCACCCCCCCCAAGCCGAGGTTTCCGGAGGCGTCAATCCGCATGCGCTCTGCACCAGCAGTCAGGTCATATACGTTCCAGCAATTTGTAGCAGTACCAATTCCAGTACCAAACTTAAAATTGCCAAGGGTAGTTTTGGTATTGATGCCGCCATCGGAATTTGTGTTTGCGTCAACGATGACTCCCGTTGAACCGCGCACCTCAAGTCGTGCAGTTGGCGAACTCGTCCCAATCCCCAGCCCGGTGCTGGTGAGGCGCATTTGTTCGGAAGAGTTAATTCCGAAAATTAATGGCGCAGTTGTCAACGTCATCAACGTCAAATCGCCAGTTTGAAATGCCTGCGTTCCAACCCGCGCTTGGCTCACACCTGAAATTTGGTAGTCAGTAAACGCACTACCAGAACCGCTCAATCTGTTTAATACCGAGTTACCAGAAGTTGTCAGTACCGTCCCATTAAACGTCAGCGCACTCCCCGTGGTCAGCGCACTTGTGCTGCTTGCGTAGACAACTCCGTTGGCGGTGAAGCTCGTAAGTCCTGTGCCGCCGTTCGTCGTTGCAAGCGTGCCTGCAAGGGTGACTGCACCGGAGGTGGCAGTGCTAGGTGTAAATCCGGTGGTGCCTGCGCTGAAGGACGCAACCGTACCTGCTGTCGTAGCCAAGGTTCCGCTGGTTGGGAACGTGACGTTCGTCGCTCCCGTAGTCGTCAGCGTCAGGGAGTTAGCCCCCGAGGTAGCCAGCGTAGAGCCGTTAGCCAGCGTCAGCGTACCCGTGGTGCTGCTGACCGTCAGGCCGTTGATAGACGTTGCTGTGGCCGCGCCAAGAACAGGAGTTACTAGCGTAGGTGACGTAGCAAAAACCAAAGCTCCAGAGCCCGTCTCATTTGTGACTGCGGCAGCAAGATTGGCCGACGAAGGAGTCGCAAGAAACGTAGCTACACCAGAGCCAAGACCAGACACGCCTGTGCTGATTGGCAAGCCCGTAGCGTTGGTCAGCGTAGCAGCGGAAGGCGTACCAAGATTTGGAGTAGTGAACGCTGGAGAGTTAGCAAAAACCAAAGAGCCTGTTCCTGTTTCATCAGTAACAGCCGCAGCAAGGTTTGCTGAACTAGGGGTTGCTAGGAATGTAGCTACTCCAGCACCCAGGCCAGAAATGCCTGTCGCAACAGGAAGTCCCGTTGCATTAGTCAAAGTCGCCGCAGAAGGAGTGCCAAGGTTTGGAGTCGTCAGCGCAGGGCTGTTTGACAGAACAACAGAGCCCGTCCCAGTTGACGTAGTGACACCAGTACCTCCGTTGGCCACGCCAAGCGTACCGGCCATTGTGAGCGTTCCAGAAGCCGTTATAGGCCCACCAGAGAACGTCAGGCCAGTGGTGCCACCAGAAGCATCAACGGAAGTGACCGTGCCAACCTGAGGAGCTGAGATCGTCACAGAACTAGGTCCGTTGACAATCGTGATACCAGCACCAGCAGTCAGGTTTGCGTTCTTCCACAGGTCTGTGGCCGCGTCATAGATGATCGTCTGACCGTTCGCGGGACTGTTGATCTGGACATCGTGAATCTCATCCAGTTCAAAGCCGTTTTGAACCCTGACGTAAATCTGACCCGCGCCAGCGTTAGCCCGCTCAACCACCCCGATGTAAACCAGATGGTTAGGAGCTTTCGGCTTAACAGATGTCAGAGTGCCAGGAGTAGCGCCCAAATAAAGAGTCGTTCCTTCAGCGTAAGCACTGGTGTCAATTCCAGACAAAGTGCCTTGAGTCAGGACAAGACCCTGCGCTCCAGCAGCGATGTTCTCGGCAGCAAGGCCAAGCGTCTTGGAAGACGTTGCGTCACTGGTGTTGTAGGCCAGCTTTACGGTGGCTAGGTTGCCTTGGGCTTGAAACAGATAGACCGGCTGACCCTTCAGGATCGTGACCGCTTCTGCGTTGCGGACTTCCGCGTAAACCAGTTCAGTAACGACAGTGGCAATCGGACCAACTTGTTCTGTGGTGCCGTCGGTGTAGTCAAACTCCAGATAGTAATCCGCTCCGACAGTGACCAAAGTCACATTGGTAATGCCTCGGCCAGCCCTGCCCTGGTCAACATCAATGATGATGTTGTTTTGGTCTTGAACGATGACTTCCATGATTAGACCTTGTAGATTGCGTCAGAACGGACCAAGAAGAACAAGAAGATGATCAAGTCCTGCGCGGGATCAGAGCCTTGCACAGGGAAAGAAATCTTGATTCTTCCAGTGAACGCAACAGGATTTACTCTGTCGATTGTCAGTTCCGTGTCAGTGTTCAAAATGCCCCAGGTGTTGTCATCAATCGAAAGCGTAAACGATCCGTTCGCCGCCACAACATTAGTGACCGTCAGCGGAATAGCTGTTGGGGTTGGGGTGAAGTCCCCAACGTCAAATGACAACCCATTGCGGGTGTCAATCAGATTAGTGACTGTCCTGCGGATGATCTGTGCGTCAATCGTCGCGCCTGTAAGATCATAGGGAACACCATTGTTTTGAAACGTCAGGTTCCAAAACGTCTTCTGGTTCCACACCAGTTCACCGGACAAGACCGGAGTGTCAAAGCCAGATACCTGGGCAATGACGTTCTTTGAGAAACGTGCCATACCGTCCCTTACGAGGGTTAAGCGCCACCAAGTTCGCTCAGTGGGTCCGGTCTTGTCTTTAGATGATCTTAACCTTTACAAACACATGCCGCAAGTCATATTTAAGCATATGAATTTTCAACATATGCAGTTATGGTCGATGATCCATAACCAAGAACAGGACTGCCTGTAGAACTGCTTGAAATCTGAAAAGACAATTCAACTTGTTTGACGCCTGTGCCGGTTTCAGTGCATGTGTAGTCTATATTGGCATCTAACTTGATCCAAGAGCCTGTGGTTCCTGATGTCAACGAACCAGAAACCACCGTTGTGTATAACCAATATCCTGGGGTTGATCCTATGCCAGCAGTAGTTGGCAAATACCAATTACCAATGTTTGTGAAAGCCCCGCCAGCAACTGATTCTTTGATGGTGCCATCAGAGGAGAATCTGAGTGTCGCGGTCGCGTCTGTAGGTGCTAATTGAGAATCAAACACATAAGCACTAAAGCTAGACACCACTCCAGCAGTTGATCCTGGCTGCCATGCAAGCACCGTACTGGATGGGCTCAATGCACTTGTTCCTACGTCATTAGACACTTGGAACGAGAAGTAATAATTGCCGATTGGTAAAACTATGTTTGTAAACTTTACGACAGAGCCATTTGCAAACGGAGCAGAGTCTGTCGTTGTCTGTTGCGTCCAAACCTGCCAATCAGAAGACGTCGGAGAAACAGCAGTTGTGTAGAACAATTTGACTGCCGTAACCCGCCCTGTCGTTGGCATCGTGCAAGACACAGAGAACGTGGCAGGACTACTGTTAGGAAGTTGATCGCCTACGGTAGGAGCAGACAGAGCCGAGAAGTAATCAGGCGCAGGGATGTTGTTTGTGTTTGAAACCGCAGCGTATTGAGTGATCGACGGATTGGCATACAAGGAATCGTTGTACTCCAAAAGATCAAACTGAGCGCCCAGATTGCCATCAGGCAAAGATGCCTCAGAGACCTTCATTACTCTGAACAGCTTGCTTGACCAACCGTAGTCTGTATTCGTTACGGAAACAACCTCGCCGACGTTAACTTGGATGCCTGTGTATGCAGTACTAAATGACACAGCAATATCATCTCTAGATTGAAGAAGAATTCTGTTGGCTAGATATTGAGCCTGTACTGAATCGTTAACAAGATCAAGCGTCACGTTTATCTTATTGTCTGGCTCGTTAGGGTAAAGACTTGTCGTCAACTCTTGATATACATACTCAGGTTGATCCTTATTGCTCTTAAATGGAAAGCTAAGTTCAATCTGATTGAGGTTGCTCAACAGGTCAGTCATCGACACCTTCATGGAGCCGATGATGTTTGTGTCGTTGAATGCAAATGCCGCAGTCTCTGACTTGTTGATGATTGGCATCCACTGTGCTGTGGTAGCCTGATAAGCCAACCATGAATCACAAGCGGTGACGATCTTGTCAATGTTGTCCAGAACTGGTTTGGCTGTATCAATTACCCCGTTAATCCTGTACCTTGCTTGCGTAGCAGAGCCGCCTCCACTAGGCGTGTAAGGTATCGTTTGATCTGAGTAGGTATTGAGAGCAGCGCATTCAGTAGCGTTGACGTTGGCAGCAGGAACAGCAGCACCGTACTTTACGCTTGTCAGGTAGTCATACAGAACGTCCCCAGGCTTTGCTGCGCCTGTTGAGTTGAGGTTGTGACTAACCTTGAACGTCAAGGGCTGTAGACCAGTTGTTCCTGCCTCTTGGTTGTAAATCAGCTTGACAATAGCAAAGGCAAGTCCGTTCATTTGCCGACCAGAGGCAGGCCAGCGAAGTGTGGAAGTAATGTCAGTGCCACCCATAACGGTGGATGGGGCCGCACCAGTTACGTTGGTGATAGTGCCAGCAGTGTTTGACGTATAGAGATTGACATACATATTTCCGCTGATCTTTGTATCTACGTTTCCACTGCCGTCAGTCAATGACACAACTTTTGTGGTATCCGTAGTATCAAAAGTAATTAAACGGTCTCCATAATAAAACTTGGTTGTGTCGTATGTAAATTGTCCATTAGGAGAAATGTGAGAAATGACCATGACGTAATACATGGTTTTCTGGTCGGTAGAAAGCACTGCATCAACGAAAGCCCCGCCTAGCCAAGCCTCACCATAAACTACTGGAATAGAGTTTGTGGACGATGGTGGAATCTGTTGTCTTACGCCAGAGTCTTGTCCTTTGTCTGCAAAAGTGCCGACAATCTTAGTTAATACAAATGAGGATGCAGCAGTAATAATGACGTTCGTAACAAATACGGCAGTTGCATATGCCATATTCCCATACATAATTAAAGCAGCGGTAATGGTTGCTGGCATCTTTATTCCTTGACAAACGTCATTTCTATCTTCTTGAACCCAGGCAGTTCATGCACTTGGCTTGTGTGCATAAGTGATGCACAAACAATCTCCGCACGTTTTTGCTTCACAAGCATCTCAGAGTGCTTGACAAACTCAAAGAACAGCCTTCCGCCTATTGTCCCTTGCCGATGATCTGGATGTACCCACCAAGCAACCTCTTTGACCTCTGAGACAGTCGGGCACCAGAAGTTAGGAGCGATGATCGCGGCCAACATGCCCCGCATCTGGTCATCTACTAAAACAAATCCCCTGCCAATAATTAAACTCTCAAGCATTTCACGGATATATTTATCATTGTGATGCTTTGTGTCTTTTAGTATTTCAACAGGAGACTCTTCCGCATACTTCCTGATCATCTCAGTGCATGCGGCAATGTCAAACTTGTTGGCTAGTCTTATCATGCGCCAAAATCCGCTGGGCTATAAGTTGTTCCAACTCCAGTATCAGGATCACTCACACTTCCTGTTTGAGGTGGCTTGCCAAAGTCGAAGTATTGATTACTAATCTGAGTAACACGATTCATGGATGTGTCGCCAGGATAGAAAAACTGCCAAGACTTTTGATTGGTTCTAAGACTAGCAATTCTGGTCTCTAGAATTCTGCGGAATGAAGTACAAGCCACCGTAATAGTGGCGACTCGCATTCTATTTTGTTCATCAAAATCTTCGTTAATACTTACGCTGTTTACAAACCCTGTGTATCTCCGAAAGAATTGAGTTGTCGGGCTTGTGATAATTTGATTGTTTGAGTCTAGAAATCCTCTCCAGATTTCTATCTTGCTTCCTTTTACATTAGCCCCCAAAACATAAACAATATCAGCAGGGTCTAAACCAGTAATGCTGACCGATACATCATCCGATGTGCTTTTAATGTCTTGAGGAATATCGCTTATATTTAATACCTGAGACACACCTGAAAATGTAATTCCGTCAACAGTAATAGGCGCTCCAGCATTGCAGTATGTAAGCGTTGCGTTTCCTGTTGTTAAACGAACAAACTCTGTATGTCTAATGCTTGCGCTAGAAAGCGCATCCATTGTTGTCGTCATGGCGCGATGTTCTCCCTAAATACAAATGGGCCATCCCAATTTACAAATGCTCCATTTGTCATTGGGGTTAATGTGTATGTAGGGCAGGATTCCGCTTTAAGATCAAATGAAACGTCGTTGCCAACATAAACAGTTGCGCCAGATGTAGGTGATCCAATAATAGGTCGATGAATGGTTACGCTTTTGGGGCTTGATGATCTTGTTACGTCTGCGGTTACTTTATATGTGTAACCATTGATCATAATAAAATCGCCAGCCTTCAAAGCAAAGCCAGCACCAACGCTTACGTTTATAGAAATAGTAGTTGCATTAGCCGCAGGAGTTGCTGCTAAAGTAAACAAAGGAGAAGAAATATCCCCTTGATATTTAGTAAACCAAGAGACCGCAGATGTTGATGTGAAAATTACTCTTTCAGCATTCTGTCTATCAAGGTTGTCAATCGTCTGAATAATTGACCTTGCTTGCGGATAGTATAGAAAGTTGTGAGGCGTAATTGTGAACACCCAAGGCACAGTAGTAAGGTACTGAGCAGTCCTCAAGTATCCAGCGCGAGATACCTGCTGGCCAACGTTACGCCGGTTGTTCACAGTCATTGACTGCTGAATCTCGAATATAGTTTGGAACGACATTACGCTCTTCCCCTGCCAACAGCCAATGATTTATTGGCATAAGAGTTCGCGGCCCAGACAGCCTTGTTGCTGCCCATGATCCTATCCTCAAAGCTCTTAACGTCAATCGCTTGGATGTTGTAGTTGTTGATGACCTGAGTTCCTCCCAGGCTACCAAGAGCACTGTTAGGAACGATGGTGCCTGCCGTCTTGGGCACAAACAACTCAGGGCCTCGCTCACCTACCAATGCTGCTCTATGGGCCTGTGGCTCTCCACCGTTGGCGAATCCTGTAGGGCCTACTCCGTACTGACCTGTAGATGATGGCAGCATCATCATAGGGTTGCCTGTGGCTGCGCCAATAATCGTGCGAAGGATCGAGGTAGCCGCCGACTTCAACTGGATCATTATTAAGTCTTGGATGACTGACCTAGCGAAATCCTTAAACGAGAACTTACCAGTACGAACGAAGTTCTCCAACGCTTTTTCCATGTTGCCGAAAATCGCGTTGTTGACTTCGCCAACCTTCTTCATCTCTTCCTGCATCAGGATTAAGTTGTCCCTTTGCAGACCAAGATTCTTGACCCGTTCAATAGCTGCTTGCTTGTCTGTTTCCGTGAGGTTTTGGTTTGCCTTGATCGCTGCGATCTCTTGTTCTGTTTGCAATCTATTCAATGCAAGATTGCGATCCTTTTCAGATAGATTAACCATGTCCATCTGGATTTGCAGACTTGCGCGGTCTTGAGCGACAGATAGAAACTTCTGGTCAATCTCGGTAGCTAATGCTTGCGCTGCCTGCATTTCAGCAGCACTAGCGGCAGCCCGATCTCTGTCTGTTTCGTCTCTAAATTCTTGAACTGCATTCTGAAGGTTAATAAACCTATTCAAACGGATTGCTTCAATCTGACGATTTGCGTCAGCCTCGATACCGACAATCTCTGCAGCCAATGCAGTATCATTTTCCTTAGCGTACAGATTACGCTCTTCGATGTTCTTCTTCTGAAGATTAAGCCTAGCCAGCGCAATCTTCTTATCGCGCTCGGCTTCAACCTTGCCAATCTCTGTCTCTTGATTGAAGCGGATATTGAACTCTTGTTCGATCTGCTGCTTCCTAAGATCAAGCCCCATGAGATCGCGCTTTTGCTGAATCTCCATGAGTTTCTGAGTAAGACCTAAACGAGACGCAATAACAGTCTGCTGGTACTCGGCTTCGTTCTGGGCAGCAAATACTGAGTTTTGATCTCTATTCTTTTTGTCTCGCTCAAGTCTTGCCGCTTCAATCTTTGAATTTGATTCGGCAAAAGCCTGAACTTCAGCGTCTGCCATAAGGCTTTGCTGGGTTTTGAAGTTCTCAAGCCTTTGCTTGGCTACTGCGTCATCAATAGATCGTTGAGTAGACAATCCACCAGCAGCAGCATATTGATCAATTTTTTCCTTTTCTTCCGCAGATTTAGAAGCAGACGCCCTTCGCATCCTTTCAATTTCTTGCAATGAGGACTGCTCCGCAAGCAGCCGCATCCTTGTTTCCATAAGAATTGCGGTAGCAACAGGATTCTTTTTCTGTATTTCTAAGTCTTCTGTATTTAGTTTAAGAGCCTCAGAAACTCTCTTAAGCCCGGCTTCCGTAGATTCCTTTCGACCAAGACCAAGCATCGCATCCCAAGTATCAGATGCTGCTTTTTTAAGCGCTTCCCAAGAACGCTCAAGAATACCAAGTTCTCGACGTTGGCTGACCTTTGCCGCAGTCAAGGCATCGGCTTTAATCCTGATCGCATCTTGCAACTTACCTTGCTTTTCTAGAGCCTCAATTTGTTTGTATTGAGCCAACGTAAGGAAGTTGTATTGATCATTAAGTCTCTTGGCGGAAGATGCACTTCCATCAAGGCTAGGAATCAACTTGCTTGCGACCTGTGATGCGCTTTCGCCAGAAATCTTGGCAATGATAGAAATTGCTCTTGCGACAGAAGAAAGCGAAGTATCAGTAAACTTTCCTGAAGAAATAACTGCATCAAGAATATCTTTTGTGTCTCCAATCGCTACGTTGTAGTCATTACTAATGCTTAAAGCCAAATCTCTATACTGACCAGCAGATATGTTTGCGTAGTTGCCCGTCAAAATTAAAGCATCACGCAACTTTGAAGATTCATCTGCTCCTTTATAGGCAGCAATAGCTAATGCGCCAAATGCAGTAGCAACTCCACCAATAAGAACGCGCATTGGAGTCAGCGTTTCTCCAATCGCTCTAAACACATTCCCAATACCGCCAAACTGGTCTTTAAGCTGACCACCTTGCTGCATTAGCACCATGAATGGGTTTTGCCCGCTGACCAACGAGGTAACAATGTCTGTCGTCTGATACGACAGTGCCATCCTCTGCTGGTCGGTCAACTTGCCCTGTACGTTGACAACCTTTTGAGCAGAGACTGCAACAGCGTCATAGGCCCGAGCCTGATCAAGCAGTCGCTTCTTCTGATCATCGGTGGCTGTACGGTACTTCCCAGTAGCGATCTCACGCTCAATGATCTGAACCTTCGTCAGGGTCTTGCCATAGTCCTCTGTGGCGTATTTAAGAGCCTGGATGTCTTTGTCTATAGCCTGGGCCTGCTGGAGGCGCTTGGCAGCCGCTACAGCGTCATCGTATGCCTTTGCTTGGTCCCTGAGTGCCTGCTTGACCGTATCATGGGCCATTGACATGCGCCCCGTCGCCAACTGGCGCTCAACCTGGGCGAGCCTTGATACTTCCTTGCCGTAGTCTTCAGTAGCGTACTTGAGGTTCAGAGCCTCTTGCATTGCGGCTTCACTGCCGCGCTTCATCTCCCGGCCAAACCGCCGGTTCTCAGAAATGGCTTTATCAATATCGGCGCTGAAGACTGCCGTGTCGATCCCGAGGACAACCCCAAGCCGAGCAATATTATTCGATGCCATTACTTCTTCCTTCTAAGACTCGCAGCGTACTCCGGGATTATCCTCGCAAGTTCAGTCTTTAGGATGGAAAGAACTGAAGTGGCTTCCCTGCTCAGTGAGGGCCTAAGAAACGGTTGAGCATCAATTTTCCTAGTCCCAAACTCTTGCGCCAGAGACACGGCAGACTTCTTGACACTAACCACAGCTATAGCCGCATCGTCATCGCTAACATAGTCGGACATCTTGTCTCGACCATGAGGAATACGCGCATCTAAACGAACCGTGTCTCTTAGGTGGATAGGTCCGTTGCTGGTTGAATCATAGGGCGCAAGCTGCCGAGTCGTGGCCTCAACAGGCTTCATCGCGGCTTCTGCGGCTTTGACAAGCGTCCGTCTCGCCACCGTGTCGCTGCGATAGGCTTTGCCAAGTTCTCTAAGCTGCTGCTCGAACTCTTCAAAGCCCTCAAGCCTGTAGACCTTACGTTCCACTGAACATCCTTTCGGCTCCAGGCGCCTGCGCCATGAACCTCAGAAGAGATTCCTTAGCCTGCGCTTTTTGCTCTTCCTCTGTCAGCGGAGGAATGATGTACTCATGCGTAGAAGGAAGAATGTCAGAGATGCCAAAGGACTTGGCACCCTGCTTTAGCTTTGCGTTAAGGTTCCCCGTGGCGAACCCGCTCAAAGCCAGAAGCGTGGCCTTATTCCCGATGATGCCGTCGTGAACCATGATCTCAATGTTGGTCATTTCATCCGACGGTATCTGGTCAGGACACCCACCGTGAGCCCAGACGTAAGCCCGAGCCTGAGCGTGAGTGTCCCTTAGGAGTTTTTTCGGGCTTCTCCGTATCCTGGTTGGATGACAGATTGAATAGCCCGGATCATCTCAATTTGGACACTGAAAGGCAACTCGGCCTCAATGTCCTCATACGTCAAGTCTGAGATTTCGCCATCAACAGGAACTAGCAACTTGAACAACTCGGTGATCCGATTCTCGACCTGCAATGCAGTGCGGATCAACTCTTTGGTGGACTTGCCCTCGAACAGGACATCACCGTTAATCTTCTCTACACCTTCACCGTCCAAGCCAGCAATAGCCTTCTCGTAGCGGACAGTAAACTTAGCTTCGTCTACCTTCTCAATCCGCTCTTCCATGTCTGCAATTTCTTTTGCAACAGGAATGCGGACCTTGAAAGTCTTGCCGCCAAGTTCAAACGGCTTGATGCGAAGGGAAATCGTATCCCCAAAGGCTTGAGAGAGTTTCATATTATCTTGGCTTAATGATGTTTTGGTAGATTGCGTCATTGACACGAACCGCGAAGTCCACCACTTCTTCAGGGCTCATCGTGTTGGCGTGGATTTTGGCAATATCGTGAGCAAGGCTAACCGCCGTCAGCCTTTGCTGCGTAAATCCAAACCAATCTTTTCTTGACTCTGCTTGGTTAATCAAGAAACCAAGCAGGTCATTCGTATTTTGTATTGTGGTCATTGTTTGAGCAGTTGAAGGCAGATGTATTCCGCAGTGTCGGGCTCTGTATCTTCCAACAGAAGCTCGACCTCTTCTTGGTCTACATGGAGACCCCGAGCAAAAAGCTGGAGGTCTCCCCTGTACTCGACCATCTGGGCGAGGATTTCTTCCATTAGTTGTTGCTCCATCCAAACTGACCACCGCGAGGATGGATCGTAAACGTGGCCTTGGCTTCTGCTCCAGGCTGGGCATCGACCTGCCACTGAGCAGCGCGACCGTTGAAGGCATAGGCCACCACGTTTGTTCCGTCATATGCGGCGATGACGTACGTGCGATCCACAGTCCCCGAGTAGGCATCAGAGCGAATCTGGATCAGAGCTGCATCAGCCGGGTTCCAGGCCGCCGTGATGGTCAGCGAGGTAGGGGCCGCCTGCGATGGAATCTTGTCCGACTGCCGTGCGCCAGCAACCGAATAATTCACCACTGCATCATCTTGCCCAAAAGCTGGAATAGCCTGCACAGCGAGAGCCATACCGTTAGCACCAGTGCCGCCAGCAGCAGTGCCAACAATCGCCGCAACTTGTGCCGTCCAGACAGACAGGTTAGCGGTAGACAACGGACTTGGTGTTGCCGCGCTTTGTGCCCAAAGGGTCGCGGTAAACCCAGGAAGAACTTTACTTGGGAGTGCCATGATTTACCTCAAGCGTTGTTAGACCAACCGAATTGGTTGCCACGCGGGTGGATCGTCAGCATAACCTTGGCTTCAGCACCGGGTTGAGCATCGATCTGCCACTGAGACACGCGACCGTTGAAGGCGTAATAAACGATATTTGCGCCTTCAGTTGCAGAGATCACAAACGTGCGATCAACCGTGCCGTTGTACGCATCAGCGCGCAGCAGCAACAGAACCGAGTCCGTGGGATTCCACGCGGCAGTAATGGTCAGCGAAGTCGGAGCAGATTGCGTCGGAACCTTGTCCGATTGACGCGCACCAGCAACCGAGAAGTTGGCAGAAGCATCATCCTGACCAAAGGCCGGGACCGCTTCAATGTTCATCAGGTTACCGGAAACCGCCAGCGGGCTAACACTTGCAACAAGAGCAAGCTGTGCCGTCGTCAACGGAGTCGGAGAAGCCCCAGGCTGCGCGTACATAGCGACACTAAACCCAGGCAGAACTTTATTTGGCAGGGCCATGATTTTCCTTTCAAGTTGGGATGTCTAGTGTGCAGTCCAGAAAAACCTGGGCCATCTTTTCTTTATCATCATAGGAATTGTAGAGCCAAAACACATCTGCCTTGGCAATCCAAAATCCATATGTCGGCCCACCGAAAAGTCCGGTGTAGCCATGAAGGGATTGTAGTATCTGGTTACTGATTGCGAAACCATCTTCCATTCCCTGAGTGAAAATAGAGATTTGGAAGACGGGACGATCAATGCCTTTGTTTGCTTGGTTTCCACCTGTATAGACTTCTTGGTGGACATTCCTAAGTTGCCATGTGACAAACTTAGGCTCAAGCGCGAAATTCCGGTTAAACGCAGCATACACTGGAACCGGCGTGACTATAGAAGCTAACTGAGCCTGAATAGCCCTAGCGTAGTCAACCGGGTTCTTTTGTGATGCCATCAGACTGCCGTTTGCGGATCATTGCGGAAGCACAAGAGCCTTACGTGCTGCCGATTGTTGTCTGACTTTGCGTCTTCAATCCGCCATGAGTCCCCATCGTAGGTAATGGAATAATTACCTGGGTCTTCAACGATGGTTCTGGCGTTTGGGGTGTAGTTAATCTCAAACTCAGTAATATCGTGATAGTCACGATACTTGTCTGAAATCTTGATTGAACTGTTGACCTCATGCACCTTGGCTCGGGTCTTGAACCATAAAGTCTCACTTACACCTTGTTCGCCAAACGCTGATGTGGCGAAGGAAAGTGTGTTGATGCTTATGGACTCAAACCTAGTGATCATAGGACAAGAGGCTTATAAGGCCGCATCATCGCGTGGAATCCAAACGGAATCTCACGCAGAATCTTCTCTGTAGCATTTGATCTAGTGTTGTACCAGTGGGTCAACAACATCAGACCTGCTTGCTTGATGATCGGATAGGTACTCAACGGATTGGAAACCGTTGTGTACTCGCACAAAACAGGACTTGTCCGCATTGTGCTGAAGTTCGTAGGAAGACTATTTACGATGACCTTGTTGCCAGTTTGATCGTAGTAATAATCAGTCGGAGCAACCGTAGTCAGGACGTTAGAGCTGTTCCAGAACTTGACAGCGCGAACAGTAAGCCCAGGCTGACTAGAGTACATGCTCTGACTCACCGCTGGCAAGTCCAGAGCAAGAGGAACGCCATACAAACTGCTGGCGTTGTAGTAAACCCGATAACCAATCGGGAAGATCGACATCCCAAGATAATCCTCGATGAACTGCCTTACAGCCAACTCTAGACCGTAAAGGTAATCATCTTGGGATGTGTCACCGTACAGGTTGACTTGATCTCTGATCTCTTCAATGTTCAGCCAAGGCGTAACAACGTCACGGGAAATCTGTTCAACTTTTTCATAGTTGAACGGATTTCGAGGGGAACCGATGACGATGTTATCTACGCTCATACCTTGATCCGCACACCGGCAAATGGGTCACGAACGGACGATACCACACGCTTTTCTGCGTACATGGTCGTGAAGCCTGGGGCCGTTTGCTCCATCATCTGGATGGTCATTTCCATCGCATCACCGATGGTCAGGAACAAAGGCCAATTAGCCAGATAGATGGGGTACGAGGCCGACAGGTAAGGATTGGCAATCACAGGGAAGCCAAACATCCGTCCTACCGCTCCGCTGTCGTCACCAACCTCAAGCAGCAGAGGAAGATTCTGCAAGTCCTTCAGGTCACGCAGAGCCTGAATGGTCTGAGGACGGACATGCCAAGCAGTTCCTGGAAGCATCCAGTATTGGCCTGGGAACTTCCCCACTGCTGCCGTCAGATCGGCGTAGGTAATAGACGTTGTGGCCGTTTGCGTGGCAATCGTATGGATACCGTTGGTGATCGCAGTACCGCTGGTGCCATAAGCACTGGCAGCCCCATCAAGGTACATATTCAGGCCGCGAAGCCCGTTTGTAGCCCCTGTGGCCGTCGTCGTAGAGCCAGCCTGATCATCGTTTACTGCCATGCTTGCGCCCTCCACAGCGGAGAACTCCAGCATCAAGTCTTGAACCAGGGTAGCCTCAAGATTGTTGATGTCTGAAAGAGCGGCAGTACGGATGGGAACAATCGCAGAAATGTCCCGCACAGGAAGCTGCCAAATTGACGTATCAATGTTGGGAGAACCAGTGTTATTGGCTGGCGTATAGCCCCAAGGCGTCGAGTTGGTTGCGTTACCCGTCTTGGCAACAAACAAAGCATCAGAACCGTTGACGGGAATTACGCGAGAGCCCATCCGAAACGGATTGGCATAACGCAGAGCAGAAAACGCATCATCAAAGACTACGTTACCACCCTTGCCTGATCCCGATGCTGTCAGGGCTGACGCTTCAGTTAGATCAATCTTAACTGGGCGGTTTTCCAGAACAGATGTTTTGATCGCATCTAGCACCATTTCAGTCATAACTGAGTTTTTGACCGACTGATTCATTTTGGCATGTTCCTTTTCTGCCCAAGATTTACCGGGATCACCTCCCCACAATGCCCAAGCGATACGCCCCGCAGAGGGATACCCCTTTTCGCCGGGACTCCATCCTTCAGCCTTCTTATCCACTTCGTGACGGGCAAAATACGACACCATTCGGGCGATTGTAGAGGCAGACAAGTCAGCCCCATTGACAATATCTCTCGCCCGAGCGACACCTATTTCCGTGCCGCCACGTTTGAATTCTTTGCGCCACTCAAGACCCTTTCGGGCCTCGGATTTCATGGCGTCAGTTGCTGCTGGCATAAAGTCCCCGCGAAAAGGGGGCCTTAGCCCCCCTTTGGTTTACGCCGCAGCCGTAGCGGTGGAGCGATAGCGGATCAGAGAGAACGGATCACGCACCGAGGTGCCCAGACGCTTCTCGCCGAAGAATGTGATCGAACCTGGGAGGGTCTGGTCGTAGCGACGCACGATCATGCTCAGGCGATCCACGATGGTGTAAGCCTTCTGCCAATCACCGAAGTACATCGGGTAGCGGGAAGCCGTACCAGCAGCACCAGTGGTCGGTTGGCTAGGATTGTCGAGGTACTTGTTGACCACAACATCAAAGCCCAGCAACTGACCCACGATACCGTCAACACTCAGACCTTCGTTACGATTGAAGATCGGAGCGCCTTGGGTATCACGCAGAGCGCGAATGCCGTTCAGCAGGATCGGGTTGACCATGATCTTGCAAGCCGGGGTCCAGTATTCCTGGGGCAGTGCGTAGATCATGTTGATAACGTCGGTATAGATGACGTTATTGGCACCCACCGTGTTGGCGTTGGTCGTCAACTGGTCATAGGTCGCAAGGTTGTGCAGGCCAGAGGTGGAACCCGTGCCAGACGAACCAAACGATGCCGCCGAGGTCGTACCACCAGTGTAGGTGGCGTTAGCACCACCGTACTGGTCCAGACCACGCAGACCATCAGCGCCGCCGGTAGACACCGAGGTGCCCGTGCCGCTCTGATCCGAGTTCTGAATCATCGATTGGGCCTCTGCAGCCGCGAATTCCATCAACATGTCGTCAACAACCACAGACTCCAGACCATCGATGTCATCCAGAGCCGCAGTGCGGATCGGGAACTGCACGTTGATGTCCTTCAGCACGATCTGCCAAATGGTCGTGTCTTCAGTGGTGGTCGCGCCGTTGTTCTGGATGCCATAGCCCCACTGAACGCCAGCGTTGCCAGACTTCACGCGGAACTGATAGGACGAACCATCAGTAGTAACCGTGCGAGCAGCACCACGCATCGGGTTAGCCAGACGCAAAGCAGCAAACACCGGATCATACGCAGTACGGCCACCCTTGCCGTCGCCACCAGCGGTCAGCGCAGATGCTTCCTTCAGGTAGGCATTCATCTGCTCTTCGCTCTGGAACATCACCAGTTCTTTTTCAAACTGGCTCTTGCCGTTGGTGATGTTCTTCAGTTGCTCACGCACCATCCGGTTCACATCTTGGCGAACAGTCTTGGCAATGGGCTTGATGATGCCAGGAGCCTGGACAGAAGCGACCTTAGCTTCCAGAGCAGCGATCTTCTCGCTGACTTCAGCCTTGACCGACTCAACGGCACTTTCCAGCTTGGCGGTTTGCTGGGCTTCGATCTGATCCAGCTTTTCGAGGATAA